CCTATTTCACAAATAATTACATCATCCTTATTTGTAGATTTTTTGATAAAATGTTTTATTTCTTCAGTCACATGAGGAATAACTTGAACAGTAGATCCTAAGTATTCACCTTTTCTTTCTTTGGATAAAATAGAGGAGTAAATTTTACCTGAAGAAATTGAGTCATTTTTGGAGCAGGTTATGTCAGTAAATCTTTCATAATGGCCTAGGTCTAGATCTGTTTCATATCCATCATCTGTTACATAAACCTCACCGTGTTGATAAGGGCTCATTGTCCCTGGATCCACATTCAAGTAAGGATCCAGTTTACGAATTTTAAGTTTTATACCTCTTGAACGAAGGAGTGAAGCTAGTGATGCGGTGACTATTCCCTTACCTAGCGATGATACAACACCTCCGGTAACGAAAATTAATTTCACTGATTGGGCACTTCTGGAATTTGTTCCTCTATAGATTCATCAATGATGATTTTATCAGCGATATTTTCAAGATCATTCGAAACAGAAAATTGTTTTGTAATAACAGCACCCATAAATAAGCACCAAAATAAAAAACCAAAACCAAGAGCATATGTAATTTTAGTCATACCTGAAAAAGAAGATTTGTTAGAAGTCATTCCCCCTGTTAAAGATGTTTGAGTACCCAAACCTAAACTGCCGCCTTCAGTTTTTTGAAAGAGTATTATTAAAATCAGAATTGCCCCAATAATTGCACTAATAATAAGAAATAAATTAATCATGTGCTTTTCTATTTAAAATAATTCTAATACTTACGTAGCAGTACCGATTGCACTTGGGAAAGTCTGTAGACCAGACTGTCCAACACCTGCACCAGGTACTCCGTTTAGATCACCACCAGCATTTGTCTGGACTGCGTTATCGTAACGTAAAGTCATAGCAATAGTCACTGCATCAGATGTACCATAGTTTAGAGTCTGATAGTTTGCTTGTTGTAAGAAACAACCTGCTAATGACCAGTTTTCTAATACTGTTGGTGTATTGATACCGTTACCACCGTCTAAGATTTGAATTTCAGTTTCAAATTTATAATCTCCACCTGCTGCCGCTGAAGACTGCTCATAGAAATCTAATTGACGTTGTAACTGTGCACCAACTGCTTTTGATACATTACCAGAAGCATCGTCTCTGACGTTGATAGCAAGTGTTTGCCATGTGTGTTTACCAGCAAGATAGACACGTGAGTTATACACGTTCATAGTGATTTCATCAAATTGAACTTGTGGTCTCGCACAATCTACTACTTGTCTAGTAAGAATAAGTGAAGAATCATCGTCAAAACCAAAATTAATAAAGTTCACTCGGAATCTATATTGAAGTTTTGGCATCAACAAGTTTTGGTTAGCGCCTCCCTCAGGTTGTACCGAAAGTTTTGCTAATGTATCTGAGGCTGTTGCCATTGTTAATCTCCTGTTTTAATATATCTTAATATATATTTATCTTTTTAATTCAAAGAGGCCGAAGCCTCTTTGTATATCTTTTTTACGATCCTGATAACTCACCAGTGTTGAATATTCTGACTGGAACGTAGATAAACTCAGCGGCTTTCACGGGCTCTACTGCTATGTCAATCCAAAGTTCATTTCTATCAATTCTTGCTGGAGTGTTGTTAGAATCATCACAAACTACTGAGTAGTCATATAATCCTCGTTTTGAAACTAGATCCTGGAACAATGATTCTACTACTGCTTTAATAGACTTTCTTGTTTGAGGGTCATTAGGTTCAAAGACAAATGGTCTCGCGGCTAATATTAATTGTCTACGTATGTAAGCAACTAATCTTGCTACGTTTACTCTGTCTAATGCAGATGATGAATCAAATGAAGTTTTGTTACCATAGTTCAATAATCCATTACCTGTAAAGAATACCATTGGGTTAATAAAGTTAGTGTATAACACATCTCTAATACCAATACGTGTTCTGATTGAGTTAAACTCGCCTTCGTCATCGATGTATCCGATGCTTGTAGCATTATCGATTATACCACGTCTAGTACCTGCTGGTGCTAACCAAGGATAAGCAATATTGTCATTACGCAACATAGTTCTGACCATCATGTGTGATGAAGGAACAGCAACTAAGTTACCTGATAGATCACTAGTAATACCTGATGGGTAGAATAGACCCATATAAGTATTTCTACTTACAAGTCCATCTTCACCCGTAGTTGTTGCACCTGCGGCGTTAGTTGCCCAAGCCTGAATTTCAGTTGCATCATCTTTCAATCTCATTGGTGTATCACCAACAATGTAAGAAGTCTCACCTCTATCAGAGTTCAATGCGATCATGTTAGGTTGTAGTTCAGGATAACCCGGTGTTGCTTGTAAGTTAAAGTAATTATCTTCATCTCTAATTGCAACGTTAGTATCAATTGCTGAACGTAATGCTTTAGTTACCATTGCTCTTTGTGCTTTACGACCTGCGTTCATTGCTCCATTAGATTGATCACCTGAAGCAGATACCCACGCATCTTTTTGTGTTGGTAAAGCATCATTAGGGAATCTATCACTATTGAAGTAGTTTACACGATACTGCTTAACGTTGTATGAAGAACGTCTTGTGTTCCAAAGCAACATACCTTGTGGGTAATTTGCTGATAAAGGAGCATCAACGTCTACATAATCACTTGCTAACAATGATTTGATAGTCGGAATCGGATCATTTGCTGGATTAGTCGTGCCATTAGTTGCCCAACGTGCATCTTTAAACAAGATACCTTGTGGTGAAGTTTGATCTGTGTTGTCGATTAAGACCCACTTATCAGTAGCACTTCCGCCACCTGTTGCTGGTACTGACTGCCATCTGTATAGTAACGGATAGTTTTCTAAGTCAGAAGTATCTAACCAAAGATCACCGTATACTAATGCTGTACCATCACTTTGAACAGTAGGTTCACTAGCAGATACTAAAGGTCCTGCTGGATCAGTTGCATTTACAACTGATGGACTAGGTAATCCGTTTGAATCATAACCTTGTGACTTATAACCTTTCCAAGCACCGTCATAATTGATCATAATGTCTACTTGATCAGTTGATGAGTAGTACCAGTTAGTCAAGTTAGTTGGGATTGCAGTTGGTGCGCCTTCATTTGCTGTTAATGAATCTGCTCCAGTCGTTGTTAATGAGAATTCTCTCCAGTTAGACAACTGAGTTGTAAATGCATCTGCACCTGTACCTGTACTTAAAGTATAAGATGTTACAACACCTGTTGTCACACTTGTTATTTTTACTTGTAAGTCATTTGCTGGTGAAGCACCGCCTAAGTCTGTACCTAAGAAAGTAACCACATCACCTACTGCATGACCTGTACCACCGTTTACTACTGCATCAGGGTCAAAGTCATAATAACCATAGTCATTAGTTACTGCAATTTGTAATGCAGTACCTGATCCTGTTGTTGATGACTGAGTAGGTTGAAATGAGATATCATCTCTGAATGGTCCTGTTTTACAACCTGTTGTTGCTGTTGTAAATCCTGCTTGTGAGAATAATCCAGAAGATATACCTGTGTTGTTATCATAATCATCTAAGATAATAACACCACCTGATGTATGTTGAATTTGGATTGAACCGTCATCGTTTACACTTGCTGAAGTATAAGGAATGTTCGCCGCTGACCATGCAGTTACGAAATCAGATGCATCTGTAGCATCTGCTAAGTTAAATGTATAAGGGGTACTTAATGTTTGTGAACCTGGAGTTGAAATCTGAACTCTTGCTACATATGGTCCTGAAGTAAAGTCTGGTGCAGTGTTTGTACCATTAACTACTGTTGCTCCTGTTGCTACTCTATAGAAGTAGTATACTGGGGATCCTGTGTATTCACCGTTAAAAGCATATTGTGCATAAACACTTCCTGCAGGAATTGCTTGTCCACCTGTTGAATCTGCTGAATAGATTTGAGCCCAGTCAGAGTTTGCAAAAGTAGGTGTTTTAGCAGTATATGAAGATGATGTAGAATCATATTCAGAAATTACTGGTTGTAATCCTGTTCCGTCAACCTTAACCCATACAGAGCCAGTCGGAGCAGGCTGAGCCTGTCCTGATTGCCATAATGGTTGTTGAGCAGATGTACCATATAATGCTCTTGGTTGGAAGCCAGTTACGTTAGTACCTGTAAATCCTAAGTCTGTAAAGATAGTACCTGTTGCGTTAGCAAATCTGACATAGAATGGTACTTCAGGTGATCCTTGATCGCCTCCTGTTTGAGAAGAATATACTTCAAGTTTGTTATCAACTACTGCCGCTGAAACATATGACCAACCTAATGAGTTAATGTCTGCCGCTAACTGAGAAATAGTGTTGTTAGGAGCCGCTGATACAGTAAGTGTTGCTAAGTTTGTACCATTAACGACTAAATCAATTGTATCTCCAGCAGTTAATGTAGGATTAGAAGTAGGTGCTGTGATTGAAGGCCATGCCTTAAACCAATCTACTGAATCTAAACCAACCCATGTATTCTGACGATTCTTGTACCAGTATGTAGGTGCATTGTCATTGTTAGGGTTTCTATAATTAGGAATCGC